AAACGAAAACGAAATGTAAATGCGTGTACGGGGTCAGTATTCCCAAAATATGCAAAACGTGTGCAAATGGAATTAAATTCAACAATTATATTCGAAAAGAACTTTAACGCACTTCAAAATAAAGAGGTGCGTTTTGTTATTAATGAGGGCGGAAGCCGAAGTTCAAAAACCTATTCGCTATGTCAATTACTAATTGTTTACGCATTGCAAAATCCTCAAAAGGTAGTTAGCATTATTCGAAAGACTTTCCCGGCTTTACGGGCAACGGTAATGCGTGATTTCTTCGAAATACTTAAAGACCTTGAAATGTACTCACAAGACCGACATAACAAGTCAGAACATATTTATACGTTCCCAAATGGTTCGATAGTTGAATTCTTTTCGGTTGATGACGAGCAAAAGATACGAGGTCGTAAACGTGACGTGGCATGGTGTAATGAAGCGAATGAATTGTATTACGATGATTTTACTCAACTTAATATGAGAACGGAGTTTAAATTGATATTTGACTACAACCCATCAGAGTCATCAAGTTGGTTATATGAGTTACCAAAAGACGAATCAATTTTAATTAAATCAACTTATCGTGACAATCCGTTTTTACCTGACAGCATTAAAAAGCAAATCGAAGATTTAAAACGAACGGATGAGGCACTATATCAAATTTACGCACTTGGAGAAAAAGCAATCAGTAAAAGTAATATATACTCAAATTGGACTTTCTTAAATCATAGACAGTCAAAGTTTGTTAATTACGTTTATGGTTTGGACTTTGGATATAATCACCCCACTGCATTGGTTCGAGTGTACTGGGTCGATAACGATATATTTATTGAGAAAGTAATTTATGAAAGCTATTTGACTACAACGAACCTAATCGACAAAATGAATCAGTTAGGTATAGAAAAACACGTAACGATATTAGCTGACTATTCAAGACCTGAAATAATAGCTGAAATGAACAATGCCGGGTTTGATGTTCAAAACGCGAATAAGGTAGTTAAAAAAGGAATTGACAACATTAAAACGTTTGGAGTATTCTGCGAGGATAACAAAGAAATAAAAAAAGAATACGATAACTACAAATGGAAAAAAGTAGGGGATATTATAACGGATGAGCCGGTAAAACTATTTGACGATGCAATGGATGCAATACGTTATGCAGTTACTCATATCAGACAAGAGTATTATACGGATGATAGTTACTTTGCGTTCTAAACATAAACACGAAAAAAGTTAATATAAGTATGGCATATAGAGAAAGACAAAAGATTAGTCAAATGACCCCAAAGGGCTCAAATCTTGATTCTACTGATTTAATCGAAATAAGTGAATTAGTTAGTGGCTCGTATGTTACTAAGTCAATTACCGGTCAGGAAATCATTGATGCTGCCTCAGGTGGTTCAACACCGGATTTACAACAAGTAACTGATGTAGGTGCAACAACAACAAATAGTATATCTGTAACGGTTGGAGTAAATGAATATAGTGCTGTAAATGCGGTAGATGTAACTACTTATAATATAACGACGGGAACGTATGCCTCCATTGAAAATACGGGAACATTATTTTTAAAAACGGGAGCTGAAGAAAGTGCATTAAATAATACTAACGTAACAAATCCAAATGTAGTTTTAGAATTTCCAAACAAAGCAACTGGTAGTTATACAATAGCGACAACAAGCGATTTAACAAGTGGAACTGTTACAAGTGTAGATTTAACAATGCCTTCAGCCTTTACGGTATCCGGCAATCCAATAACAACAAGTGGGACATTGGCAGTAACGGGAGCTGGTTTAGTTTCTCAATATGTACGTGGGGACGGTTCTTTGGCTAATTTTCCAAGTTCAACTGGTGGCGGTGCATCAACAAGTTATTATTTAAACGGTTCGGTAAGTCAAGGCACAATCGGCGGGGTTGCTTATTACGAAATGAATAAGACTCCGATATTAGGGACCGGTACTGATTTTGTTCGTACAAATGGAGCGGGTAATGGTTATATCGCTTCATTCTTAACAGATGCAAATGACCCTAATTTATTAAAGATACCGGGTGGGAATTGGAATTTAGAGTTTTATTTTTCAGCTTCGAGTAGTGGTAGCACACCGTCATTTTATGTAGAACTTTACAAATACGACGGAAGTACTTTTACGTTAATAGCTTCAAATTCTGCAAATCCTGAAATCATTACGGGTGGTACTTCAATAGATGCTTATTTCACAAGTTTAAGCGTTCCTGAAACAGTTTTAGTAGCAACGGATAGATTAGCGATTCGAATTTATGTAACTCCGGCTGGACGCACAATTACATTGCATACTGAGGACAATCATCTTTGTCAAGTCATAACTACATTCACAACGGGTTTAACTGCATTGAATGGTTTAACAGAACAAGTTCAAAATTTTGCAGTCGGTCAATCCGGAAGTGTTATAAATTGGTCATCGGTTGGAGCTACTCATACATTAAATGTTCCTATAAAATATACAATAGAATTAATTGATGCGTTGACGGTTGATTTTTATGCACCTTATAATTTGTCAATAGATTCGGTTACCAATATATTAAATTCCCCTACTATTACAATTCAAGATGACGGGGTTGCATATACCTTAGGAAATACAATCGCATCAGGAAGTAAGATAACAATAACTGCAAATACAGCATCGGTAATAACATTGAATGTAACAAGAATATGATAAACGATATTTACATTAAAGCAAGGGCAACCGCTGTTAGTCGTTCAACTGCTAAATTAATGAAGACTAATCAAACTACTTCATATCGAACTGGTGATGACGGCGATATCGAAGCTGGTCGTAATACTTCATTCACTGTTTTAGCATCTAACAATCCATTTGGAAACACGAATAGATTTACGGATGAATTAGGCGGTCAAACATACACAAACGATATTGTAATAGATTGGTCAACTTATGACGGTTCAACTGTTTTAGGTTGGAAAAGAACATCAAACGGAGTTGATATAACATGGAATAATGCAATAGACGGAGCCTTAGCAGTAAGTATTGGAACTTTTACAACTGGTTGGAGATTACCAAACATTCAGGAGTTATTTAGTTTAGCTAATTGGGCGGTTGATAATCCGTTTAATTATTCGCCTATAAACTTAGGTACGACAACTTTTGCATATTGGAGTGGCACCACAAGAATTGGATTAACTACTCAGGCTCATAGATGTTTTAATTCTCAATCAACGATAATTTCAGCAGCTGCAAAAACGACAACAGCTTCACATAGATACATACCTTGCAGAGTATTCACAGTAACCGGAACAACATTAAGTTAATAGATATGAAATATAAATTCCCTCAGTTTAATATAGAAATAGTTGATCCAACTATTGAAATTGACTTAAACACGATTCAAGACCAAGCAATAAATAAATTGTTAAGTATTGATGTATTATTAGAAACTGATTCTGCAAAGTTTGGAATAACAGCTGATTCAATGCCCTATGAGTATTCATGGGATGATGACGATATTCCGACAATGGTTAATAAATGGTTAACTCAATTTGAAGTGTAATGGCAATAACAGCACTCGCATATCCTCAGTCATATACACCGGCATACAATCCAATTAAATTAATTGTTGATTCAACTAATAAAAACAATGCTGGGTTTAAATATATTTTTCAAGTTGAAAATCTTTTTACAACTGCTCAAATTGCAGATTATAGAATTTTACCAACTTTTGCAACTGGATATGGGGAGCAAGATTTTAGCAAGTTATTTAGTTCTTATGTTTCATTTGACTTAAACACGAATGTTACAACAGCTTATCCGGCTACAAATAGCTATTACAGTTATTTAGTTAAAGTAGGCGAGGAATATATACAAACATATAACTATACAGCATCACTTACAAATGATTCCGGAAACGTAAAAATAACGGTTACAAATACTTTTGTAGCTGGAGACAGAATAAATATAAGTCAATCAGACGGTGGTGTTGCAAATCCTTATTTGGAGGGTTTATTTACGGTTATTTCAGCGACTGGTAGTTATGTAATTGTAAATTCTCTTTACTCACTTGTAACGGATGTAACAATAAACGGGTCAATTACCTATGCTGACAACAGAAAAAAAATAGACTTTAATTTATACAATATAAGTTTAGTAGTTTACAACGGTGCTTTTCGTTGGAATGAATTTCCGACATACGATTATACTGACTTTCAATTAAACGGAAACACGAAAAGATTGCTCACAAACCAACCGACAACTTTTTATAGTACGTTGGGTCAGGATATGTATTTAAATGCGTTAAATCCAAGCGGAGACCCTGATTATCTAATCTTTAAAAATAGCAACGGAGAGTATTATTACAAATCAGTAACGGGAACCGATGTTATAAATCAAATTCCATGCGGTCCAAATAATTACGGAGTGTTAACACCGATAGGAACCGCAACTTTGCCAATGATAAAAACGGATACGACATCGTATGAACTTTATTACTCAAATGCTAATAGTGGAACACCGGCACAAAAGTCTTTATCATATACAATTAACTTAGATACTCGCGTTCAAATATCTGAATATCACTGTTTGTTTTTAGATAGGTTGGGTTCTTTTAGTTCATTCGCTTTTCAGTTAAAGAATTACGAACGTGGAGAAATAACACGCGAAGAGTTCAATCAGGATGTAAAAGGCTTCATTGATAACTACAAATGGAAATACGATACTATTGAAAACGGTTTTAAATCGTTTAATATAAACGTAAAAAAGACGATTGATTTAAACACGAACTGGATGACCGAATCAATGGGTAGGTATTTTGAAGAGTTGATAACATCTCCTCAAGTTTATTTGAAATTGGCATCGTACACAAATACGGAATCATGGTTATATCCTGAGGATGAAAGCGGATGCCCTTTGAGAATACCGGAATCAACTGAATACCAACCGGTAATTGTTACAAATAATCAGTATGAAGTATATCAACAAAGAAATTCAAATTTGATTAAACAAAGTATTACTGTTAGATTAGCAAATCAGGACAATATCAATGGTTAAGATACAATTAGAAACTGGTTATTTGGATGTAAAAGAGGGGACTTCATTCCCACTTAATTTTCAAGTTGGCGATATTCGTGACCTTTCAGAACGCAAAGGGACATTCTCAAAAACGATTACACTAATAGGAAGTAAAAACAATCATTTGCTTTTAAACAACTATTACGATGTAAATATAACTGCTGGAACATTTGATATAAATAAGTTGACTAAGTGTACAGTATTGCAGAATAATATACCTATCGTTACTGATGCCTTACTTCAATTAGTTAACGTTCGCAAAGTTCAATTAACGGATGCCTATGAACAAGGGGTTGAATATGAGGTATTGGTAAAAGATGCACAAGCGGAATTTTACACTGCGATAACAAACAAAGAACTTACCGACTTAGATTTTAGCGACTGCAATCATAACTTTGATATTACTGCAATAACTGATAGTTGGAATCATACGCAAAGCGACCACTACAAATATATAATGGGTTGGAATGAAGACGCAAATTACACTTTAAATCATTTCAAACCGGCTATTTATGCCAAATCTTATTGGGATAGGATATTCGCTTATTCAGGTTTTACATATCAATGGGATGAACTGCAAACTGCTCACTTCGATAAATTATTAATTCCTTATAACGGGGATGTCAATAACTTTGATTATAGCGATTATCGAGTTACTGCGGATATACCGTCTACGTTTATAGCCTCAAGTACAAATCCATTGGCTTCATATACTGATAAGGTAATGGTATGGAGTGAAACACTTGACAATCAAAATTTATTCGACCCTACAAATGGCGATTACGTTGCTCCATTCAATTCAGATACTACGCAAGGCCAAACGTATAATTTTAATTTCACGTATGATTATAATATAGTTTTAGATAACGTTGGTTTAACGACTGCTCAATTTGTAGGAAAAGAACGATATAGCTTAATTTTTGAACTAACGGTAAATGGTTCTGGAGTTGGTACGGTTGCTGCTGCTGATAGTGTAATTTATGAAAGTATTGGTTTAACACCTTTATTTTTACCGGTTGGACCAACAGTTATATTAACTGCATCCGGCACAACTTTTTTCCCTATTCCTATAAACGTAACAGCTGGAGATTTAATAGAAATTTACGTTGGTGTAAAATGCGAAAATCTATCTATATTACCAAGTTTATTTGCCGGGACAGTAAACCTTAATGCCAATGTATTTTCATTGAATGCAGATATAACACCCTCAAATAACATTCAAGTCATTGGAGGTACGCAAGTTGTAAATGAGTTCATACCGTTAAAAGTAAAGCAATCCGATTTTATAAAGGCTATATTTCAAATGTATAACCTTTATGCTTATCCAGATATAAACCAACCTAACAAACTAATCTTAGTACATCGGGATGAGTGGTACGATGCCGGAGTTCAAAAAAATTGGACGCGTAAACTTGCAAAGAACCAAGAACAAGAATTGATATTTTTGCCTGACTTAAGTAATAAGAAATTAAAGTTAACATATAAACCGGATACCGATTCTGCCAATAATGTTTACACTCAGGCAACGGCAGAAACATACGGACAAATTGAATATACTTTTGATAACGAATATGTAAAAGATACCGATACAAAAGAGTTATTATTTAGCCCAACACCAGTTAATAAGACTTCATTTGATGCTTATTTGCCTTTAATTAATGGAACAGCCCCAAACACGAATATAAGAATCTTATATGACGGTGGGTTGCAAACTTGTTTACCGTTCAATATATATGAACAAGGTACAATTGGCACAACTGGCTTAACTGACTATCCTCAAACGGGTCATTTTGATAACGCATTAACTCCGACATTTGACATTAATTACGGTCTTTGTGATTATTACTTTTACCAAACATCCGTTTTAACGAACAATAATCTTTACAACCTATATTGGAGAAGAACTGTTAATCAAATCAATGTAGGCAAGATGCTAATAGCTTATTTTTACCTACGTGAAGACGATATCCAAACGTTAAAACTTAATGACAAAATACGGATTGATAACAGTTGGTGGAATATCAACCGAGTAATTGATTATAATGCCAACGATGAAACGTTAACAAAGGTTGAATTAATAAGTATTGATTCCGATATTAAAACAGCTCCATTAAAAATAAAAAGACCTATTTTCATTGGCGATGTAAATACTCCAAAAGGGGATGAGGATATGCTTAAAATAAACCGAGTACAATCAAACGTTAATTTGAGTGCTGGTAGTTTTGAAATATATGGAAAAGGTAATGTAGTGAGTAGCGGGTTAAGTGGTATTGTAATTGGAGATAACCAAACAGTAAGTGAAAGCGGAGTAACGACTACAAATTTAAGAGTAACAGAAACTATAAACGGTCAGCCTATTGGAGTTGTATTACCTACTTATAAAAAATACGTTGCTACAATTAGTCAAACTGGAACATTGGCTCCAACCGTTACTATTTTAGAAAATACAATTGGCGATATTGTATGGACGCGGGCAGGAGTTGGGGTTTATTTTGGTACATTAATAGGTGCTTTTACACTGAATAAAACATTTTTATTAATGGGGACTATTCCGTTTATAAATGACCCGGCATATATATTTGACAGAACAAATAATGATAATGTAAGCATACAAACAAGTGTTAATAATATCATGTCAGATACCGTATTAACATCAACATCAATAGAAATAAGAGTTTATCCATAACGATATGAATGAAATAGAAGTTCCTTTAAAGGTCACTGGAATAAGTGCAATTAAAAAAGAGTTAAGAGATTTAAAAGGTCAATTAGCGGATGCAACCGACCCTGAACAAATACAAAAGTTATCCGAAAGAGCCGGAGAATTATCGGATAAATTAAAAGATGCAAACGACCAAGTTAAAGTATTTTCAAGTGGATCCAAATTTGAGCAAGTTAGCAATGGAATTGGAGGGATAAAAGATTCTTTAATGTCTTTGGATTTTGCTGAAGCTGGTCAAAAAGCAAAAGCATTCACTCAGAATTTAAAGTCATTAAATCCAGCTGATTTTGCTGCTCAATTTAAAGGATTTGGAACGGTAATAATGTCCGTTGCCTCTACTGTTGGTATTCTTACAAAGCAATTTATAGCAATGGGAATTTCACTATTGACAAATCCTATATTTTTATTAGTTGCTGTTATCGTTGCAATCGTTGCTGCTGTTCTTTTATTGTTACATAAACTCGGAATTTTAGAAAAAATCTTTGATGCGATAATGGTCCCTATTAAGGCGGTTATTCAGGCATTCAAAGACCTTACAGATTGGTTAGGTTTAACAAGTTATGCAGCCGAAGAGAATGCAGAAAAAATGATTGCTGCGAATGAAAAGGTAGTTGAAAGTTCTAAAAGACGGAGTGATTCATTAACCGCAAGTTATGACTTTGAAATTAAAATGGCAAAGTTAAGGGGTCAGGAAACGTTGGATTTGGAAATAAAAAAGAGCAAAGGAATTGAAAAGGAATCATTAAGACGGGTTGCAAGTGGAACCAAAGCACTATTTGCAGAGTTAAAATTAGGTGAGGACGCTGATAAAAAGAAAATAAGTGAATTAACTAAACAAATTGAAGAGGAAAAGAAACTAATTGAAGCCGGTCAAAGAGACAGAAAGTATTTAGTAGCTGAAGACTATTACAAGAAACGCGAAGAGGCTAAAAAAGAAGCTGAGGCAAGTGCAAAAGAAACTGAAGAGGCAGCAAAGAAACAAGCGGATGCAAATAAAAAAGCGGCTGAGGCAGCTAAAAAATACGCTGCGGATAGGTTGGCAACGCAAAGAACGATAAAAGATATTGAACTTTCATTAATTAAAGATGACAATAAACGTGAAATCGATACGATTAATGAAAAATACAAAAGACTTCAAGATGATTTAATTACAAATTTGAACATAACTGATAATGAAAGAAAACGATTACAAGCACTTTATAAAGAACAGTTAAAAGTTGAATTAGATAAACAAGCACAAGTTGAAATTGATGCTGAAAAGGAAAAACAAAAAAAGTTACTCGATGAATATAATGCTGGGTTGATTAAAAAAGCAGAACAACAAGACAAACAATGGTTAAGACTACAAGAATTAACGTCATCACAAATTGATTATGAAAAGTTACAACTCCAATTAAAATATGACCAAGAAATAGCAGCTGCTGAAGGTAATGCAGAATTACAAACAATACTAACAACTAAACTACAAACTGATTTAAATGCTATTGATAAAAAAGCATCCGAAGAAAGAATAAAAATACAAGAAGACGAGGCTAAAAAAATACGGGATGCTAAAATAAAAGCTGCTCAGGACGATTTACAAATTGCAGAATCTGGAGTTAAATCCATTCAAGCGATTGGCGATATTGCTTTTCAAGCTAAAATGTCAAAAGTTAAAAAAGGCAGTAAGGAGGAGGAAGAGTTAGCAAAGAAACAATTTAAGTTTAATAAATCTTTACAATTAGCTGGTGCGATTGTAGATGCCGGAAAAGCAATTACAGCATCTTTGGCTTCTGCTCCATTGGCTATTGGAGTTGTACCGAATCCGATTGGAATTGCTAACTTAGTTGCAACCGCTGCTATATCAGCAGCTAATATCGCTAAAATAGCATCAACACAATTCACATCAACTGCTGGAGCGGGTGGCACTAATCAACCGTCATTACCGGGTGCAAGTTCAACATCGACAACTGGAGCGACACCGTCATTCAATTTATTCGGACAAGGTAATAATATGAATAATGTAGGTGCAAATGGTCAAACACAAACAACCGAAATAACAGTTAAAGCGGTGGTAAGTGAAACTGAACTAACAAACACGCAAAATAAAATCGCTAAAATCAATAAAAACGCAACGTTATGATAAGCTACCAAAGTTTAATAAATAAAATATCAACATTTTATAACAATCATTTGCAAGTTAAAAAGGTAGGTTCTGACTTTGTGGAACAGTTGCCTAATTTCGCAACGAAAGACGAAAAGTATCCTTTGGTTTATATTGCTCCAATAGATGCAACACCGGGAGTAGAGGGGTTTACTACTGATATTCAACTTGAAATTTATTGTATGGATATCATACAAAAAGACCGAGCAAATATAAACGTAATTCTAAGTGATTGCCATTTGATATTAAATGACTTTTATGTATGGTTTACTGATAGTAATGACTATTCAATAGATATAATGGCACCGCCAACAATGCGACCTTTAAATAACGATTTATTAGATTATGCAGCGGGGTGGGTAATGACAGTTACTTGTACTATTGGAAACTATACAGATTGTCAAGTTCCTGAACAAATAGGAGATTAATTTTAATATAGGTATGCCAGCAGCAGAATTCAGACTTAAATATAAAATAAGAAACAAGGCAGCACGTGTTCTTAAAAAAGTTATCAAAGAGGATGCTTTGATTGATACCGGTACTTTGTATGAATCGGTACGTATTAATGCTAAATTTACAACTGAGGGTAATTTAAGAATCGAAATACTGGCTGCATATTACTTTGGGTTTTTAAATAACGGTACAATAACAATAGAACCATATCACTTAGTTAGGCAGTTTAATAATCGTTTAGAAAGTGAGGGTATTATTAGTGAAATGTATGCCGAGTATTTAGCTTTTTTAACACAAAAATATCCATTAGTTCAAGTGAGTGCAATGCTACGTAAAAAGCAAAACGTAATCTATGACTTTAATCCGTTATTTGGTGAGTTTTGGTCTGCATTGGAATACTAAATGTTCAATTCTTTTTTCATTCCTAAAAAGTTAAATACAAGAATTAAAGGTAATTCACAAACAGCATTAAACTTAGTTAAATCCTCTTGACAAAGCGACCATATAAGTTGTTCCCAAGCCCATTTTTTTTGTCGTTTCTCGTCATCTATTGCTTTGCGTTCCTCAGCATCCAGCTGTTCTGTTTCCTCATAATCGTCTTGTTCTGTTTCATCCATAAGGTTTTGGTATTGGTCAATAATAGATTCTCTAAATTTCATGTATTCCGGAAGTATTCCGTAAACGTGCGTAATAGGAAAATCAAGAAACCAATCTAAACGGTCATTTGAATTATAATTATAAGGTTCGAGGGTATTATCGCCCCATTCATTAACACGAAACCGCCTATAAAGTATTGCGATAATGTTTGGTAGTTTCTTTACATAGTCATCAGAGAAATATGATTCCAAAGAAATGAACTCTCCAAGTGTTAACTTAGATAATGGCTTCAATTTAAACTTATCAAATTCTGAAAGATATTGTTTTGGTGGCTCCGAGTTTATAAACTTTATTTTGCTTATATACTCATCAAGTTCTTGTATTGTAATATCGTCAAACTGTTCTGGGTAAACATCTAATAAGGTGCAAATCAAATCAATTTGATAGCTAAAAACACCGTCTGACTTTTCTAAGTTTCTAAGTTCAAGAAATTGTTCAATCGTTATTTGATTCCACTTTGTCGGCAGCTTGTTTATTAGCATGATTTGAAATTGTTTCTGTTACAAATGTTATATAAGGGATAGCAATTTCAGCGGGTTGCATTCTAAATAATTTTGCTTTGTGTTTTAAGTGGGCATCGGCATAGTGTTCTGTATTGCTCAAATCGGTACGTTTAAACATGATAGCGAGTATATCAGCAACGTTATGTTTATTTGTTTTACTGATTAGCTTTTCAATTAGCTTTGTATCTTTTACAGATAGTTTTAATTCAGCTTTGTAGGTATATCCGTCAATTTCAATTTCTCCGATTGGTTCTTTTTTTTCGTAATTGTCAGTATTAAATTCTCGGGTCTTTTCAACGAAATAATTAAAGTCATCCCATTCCTCTTCGTCTATTCCAACAACTTCAAAAACACGAATATGCTTTTCCACGTTGTCAAGTTCGGAATCGTTATGTATTGCAGAAATCTTTTCAAATTCCTCAACAGTAATTTCATTCATTTTATTGGCTATTTGCCTACCTAACACTTCAATCATATTTATAATTTTTGAACAAATATAAATAAAATTTAATATAGGCATGACCAAAGACCTACCGGTTTATAAAATCACGATTGACCCTGAGTATTCAGACGGTCAAGAATTAGGCATTGAACAAATCGCTTTTACTTCAAATCCGGCTATTAAAGTTAAGGGTATGGCATTCAACCATGATGCCAAAATGTTATTTGCGGATGACGTAAAATACCGCGTAACAGCACCGGCAATGATTCCAATGGAAATATATAGACGGGATGACGAAACGGGCGAGTATTACGTGCAATTTACAGCGGAAACAATAGAACAAATCCATGTTAAGTTCATGCAAGATTTAAAGAACCGCGATGTATTTAACTTAGAACATGACCAAGCACAAACGGTTCCAGCTTTTATTCTTGAATCATGGATAGTAGACAATCCACAATATGATAAAGCGTTTACAACGTTTGGAATCGAAGTTCCTAAAGGCACGTTGATGCTAACTGCTCAAATTACTGACAAAGAATACTATAATGAATTAGTTGGTAATGAGCAAATTGGATTTTCTATTGAGGGGTTTTTGGGTCTTAAATTAAGTAATCACTTAAAATTAAATAATATGAAGTTACCTGATGGCGAACATCTAATCGAGGGTAAAGTCTACGTTGTAAAAGGCGGAGAAATTATCGAGATTAAAGATGCACCGAAAGAAGAGGTTGCAATGGAAAGTGAATCAGTTGTCGAAGAGGAAGTAACAACCGAAACCGAACCGATTGATGAGCAACCGGCACCCGAAGAACTTGCAACAGAAGAGGTTGTAAAAGAAGAAAAAATGGCAGTTGACCCGGCAACGGATGCAGAAGCTGTTTTGGCTATCGTTACACCAGTTCTTGAAGAGCAAGTAAACAATTTATTAAAAATTATCGCTGACTTAAAAACTCAAATTGAGGAAATGTTAGTGGAAAAATCCGAAGAGGAAATTGAACTTAAATCTGAGGTAAAAATGTCAATGGCTGAAAAATTCAGTGCATTAAATAAACTAAGTAATTAATTAAAATCAAACAATAAAAATGGAAAGAAAATTAAAATTTGATTTGGATATTGAAACAAACGCATTGTTGTGTCCGAATCCTAACGAGTTTTATTCTCGTGCTTATTTAACTGCTGATGTAGCAGACACTTATCGTGCTTTGCCGGGAATTAAATCTCGTACAAAACTTGGTAACGTAACATTTGGCTCAATCTTACAGGCTTCGACTTGTGCTTTTACTGCTCCAAATGATTCATTGAATGCTATTGATATTGATGTTTGTGCATTCTCTGCAATGGCTCAAATCTGTCAATTTGACTTAGAGCAATCTTTCGTGGCTTTGCAAATGACTCAAGGTTCTAATGGCGATTTTTCTGTACCGTCTTTCATGAACTATTACTGGGGAGAAATGGCAAAACAAATCGAAGAGGATATCGAGCTAATCAGATGGCAAGGTGATACAACAAGTGAGAATGCTTTGTTGGCACTTTGTGACGGTTATTTAGTAAAACTTTGTGGAGACGGTGCAAACCTTGCTTACACAAGTGGTGGAGCAGTTGATTCTTCAAATGTATTAACTACTTTTGAAGCGGTACTTAATGGACTTCCGGCATCTGTAAGATTCAAAAAAGCTGATTTACGTTTCAGAGTTTCTTCAAATGTAGCTGCTGCATACGAACTTGCTGCTGCATCTGGTAACACTTTGACTTATGTAACTTTACCTTTGGGATTGACTTTCTTAGGAATTAAAGTTGTAGTTTGTGAGGGTATGCCTGACAACACAATCGTTGCATCTTTGAAAGACGATTTAATCTACGCATTTGATGCAGAGGGAGATTCAAAAGCATTGAAAGCAGTTAATTTGACTGATTCAGTTGCTGAGCCTTATATCCGTACACGTGCAAATGTTAAAGCTGGTTTCTATTACACAAATCCTGAGCAAATCGCTGTTTGGGCTGATTGTTTTGATTAATCATTAACTAATAAATAATTTAAGGGGTGGGGATAACCTCGCCCCTTTTTTGTAAAACATAAAAAAAAATATAAATATGTCATGTGAAGCATTAGAGGGAATCGTAAAATCATGCGATAACAACTCCGGGGGAATCTACAAAGTGTGGATAAACCAACAAGATAACATTGATACATTCACTTTAAACCCAACGTTAACGTGGACTATCGATTCAATTACATTAACAAATCCGGCAAACGTTTACACTGAATTTGAAATCAGAAGAAACACGGGAAGCTATACTGAAGAAGCTGCGATTGATTTAATCAATGGTTCGTCTTATTACACTCAAACAATTACTTTAATGTTCCATAGACGTGACCAATCGAAGTCACAAGCTATTAAAGTTTTGGGTGCTGGTCAACAGTATTTGAATGCAATCGTACAAGATGCAAATGGTAAGTATTGGTATTTTCCATTCTTACAATTAACAGCATCGGCTGAGGGTTCTGGAACGGCCAGAGCAGACGGTTCGAAATACAGTGTTACACTATTAGCACAAAATGACTTTTTAGCCTATGAGGTAACTGAGTCAACTGTATTATCTGTTATTTAATTCGCTTACTCTTATCAAAATTAGCACTCTTCGGGGTGCTTTTTTTTTAAACAAAAAGACGAACTAATTTAATATAGTTATGATTTACATAAACAAGGATGAAGTAAACAATATCGTATTAACACTTTCAGAGGTTAGTTCGTTAACAAATCCTTTTTATTTATTCGTGTTTCAAAATGAAATGAATCCGGAAAGCGATCCAATTTTATTTACGACAGCGGATATTTCAACGTATCCTGAAAGGTTTAATCAATTCTTATTAGATGAGCCGGTTGATGTTGAATTAACAAAAGGACAGTACACTTATTCTGTTTATGAATCATTAATTGCACCGGTAACGATTGAAGACACTACGGGAATTATTATCGAAGAGGGTCGTATGGTTGTTTCGGGAGCAGTTATAAACTCAATTTACGATTAATTATGGCATGGTACAATATATTTTCTAAAAGTGAAAAGCAAAGTGTTGAAGTTGTGGAGGGTTATCAATCTTTCAGTACACCATTTGTTAAAATTGGCGGTGCAAATCTCGCACTACCTTATGTAAATGGTCGTTATCAGGTTGCTGGTTACATTCCATTCGGACAGGATAACTTATATCCGGAGGTTTTAAATCAAATGTATTACACTTCGCCTTTGCATGGTGCTATTGTAGATTACAAAGTTAACGCTGTCGTTGGTGGTGGGTTTAACATTATCATTGAGAAACTTACAAATGAGGAAAAATTAGATTTGTACGCATTTGAAAAGAAATTAAAGCTAAAAAAGACTGCTGCAATAGTTACAAAACAACTTGTAATTCATAACCGCGTATATTTTAGATTGTGTTTTTCAGAACGTGGAAAATTAAAACGAATTGATAACCTATCACCGGAAAAAATAAGACGTTCAAGAGACGGTCAAACATACTTTATTTGTGAGGATTGGTCTACACGTATAGATGTAGAGGAAATAGTGCCTTATAATCCATTAAATCAAGAATTAGAGCAGTTATTTATATATGAGTTACCTTGTATTGGTCAAGACTTTTATCCGTTACCTCAGTATTCAAGTGCTTTGAACTTTGCTTTTTTGAGTGGGGAGTTAAGTTATTTAGCAAAATCAAACATTCAAAA